GGCGACGGCATCCCGGCGCAGGTACTGCTCGGCCGCCCGGGCGTCCTGTTCCTTCTGATTCCCCTCGGCCTTGGCCTCGGCGACGCGGCGGTCCCCCTCGCGCTTGGCCATCATCTCCCGCACGTCGGCGGACTCGTTCGGGGCGGTGCGGGCCTTGGCCTGGGCTTCCGTCAGGGCGTCATGGGCGGCCAGCTCCAGCCGGGCCATGTCCGGCTTCCCGTCCGGACCCTGCCCCTCCCGCAGCATCCCCACGGCGGCCCGGAAGACGGCGGGGTTGTGCTCCCCGAACAGTTCGATGGCCTTGGCCTTGATCGCCTTGGCCCCGGCGATGCCTGCCTCGGCGACGTGGGTGGCGAGGATGATGGCCCGGTCGGCGACGGTCTGGGGGTCGAGGGAGCCGCCCGAGCCCCGGCGGCCACCCTTGCCCTTGAACTTCGCCTCCGCCTCCCGCTGGGCGGCGGCACGCTCGGCGATGCGGGCCTGAGCCCGCTCGCGGAGGGAGGCGAGGAAGCCGGGTTCGGTGGGCTCCGGCGGAGGGGACAATTCCGCCGTTGTCCGGGTAGATTCCGCCGCTGTCCGGGTCTGTCCGCCCTTGTCCGGGGCGACTTCCGGGGTCGCGGTCGGCGACTTTTCGAGTCGCGTGCCCTTCGGCATCCCCGGCGGGTTCGCCACCGTCTCGGGCGGGGGGCCCACGCGGCCGGTATCCTGGGGGGATGGAAACTTCCCCCCTTGAGCTTCATTGCCAGTGCTGCGGGAAAGCGAACTTTCCGGAGGCTGGGCCACGCCTGACGATGTGCCCGGAGTTTGTTCCTGTGAACTGCGAGGAGTGCGGCCTGACGCACCTGATTCCGGAAGCGAGTTGGCGGGCTGGGTTTCTCCCTCAGCACGGGGGAGAGAACCGGGTTGCGGCGGTGTGGCTTCGGGAAGAGGAGAACCCCGCCTCCACCCCCGCGCCTCCATCTCCCCCGCCGTCCGCCTGACGACCGACCCGTCCTCCGCCCGCGCCACGACCTTGCCGCCGTCCAGAACCGTGCGCACCGTAAACGGCTTGCCCGCCGGGTCCGTCAGGGTGTCGCCGGGGGAGAGGGTGTCGGTGGAGCGGATGGGGGTAGCCGAAGAGGTCGATTCGGCAACTTTTCGGCCCGTTTCGTTTCCCATTCGTTTCACGACTCCCCCCAATGGGGAGGCGTCACCCGCCGTCGTTGAACGTTCGGCCCCCGCCGCCCCCGGGGTCAACTCACCCGGGGGCGCGGGAACCGGCTGCCTCAGCAGCCCTTCTTGCCGCCCTTGGGCTTCTTGGCCATTGGAAGGCTCCACGGCAGCCTGGTTGGGGGTCTCCGTCGCCGCGGGCTGCCGCGCGGGGGTCAGAGGTTCGTTCGCCGGGGGGGGCTCAGCGGCTCGGGCTTGCGCCTGATCCGCGATGGGCGCAGTCGGGGTGATGGCGTCCCCTGGCCGGAGTGTGGACCCCGCGCCTTCCCGCGCACCGCCGGGCCCCGCCCCCGGTTCTGCCTTCCCACCGCCCGCCGTCACGCCATGCCCGACCAGGCCCAGGACCAGGTTCATCGCCGCCGTCTCGCCCATCCCCGCCACGGCCTGACGCCACTGCTCGGGGTTCTGTTCGATCCAGGAGGCCGCGGCCGCGTCCGCAAGGCTCTGGGCGGTCCCGGCCGCCGCCTGCGCCGCCACGTCGCCCAGGACGCCCCCCACGGGGTTCCCACCCGCGAGGCGGCTGGCGAACCGTCCGAGGGGCAGGGCGCCCGTAATGGCCCCCGTGACGCCCGAGACGGCCGCCTCCTTGGCCGCCTGCTCGGGGGACAGGCCCCGGTCAATCGCCCCGGCCGCGGTCCCGCCGGCGGACTGGGCCCCGGCGACGGCGCCAGAGGCGAGGGTCCGCCCGAGGGCCGTGGTGCCCCCCAGGGCCGCCCCGCCGGCGATGCCTGCCGCGAGGGGGAAGGTCTGCTCAGCGGCCCGGCCGAGGAACGTCTGGGGCGCCGGGGCCATTTGGTCGGCGGCCCGGGAGATGCCGCGCACGAGGGCGGGTCCGGTCGGGGCGTTGGTCCCGGCGAAGGGCCCGGCGAGGGCCTGCTCTGCCCCCACCAGCAGTCCGGCCCCTTGCTTGGCGAGGGCGAAGGGGGAGCGGGCGAGGCCGCCCAGGGCGTCCAGGTCCGTCGGGACGGCGCCGGGGGCGACGGTCGAGGTTCCGGGGTCCACCCGGTCGGGGTAGGTGGTCGTGGCGTCCGCGGGCTGGCTGGACATGCTCGGGTCGAGGGAGCCGGGGCGGAAGCCCAGCACGTCCCGCATCGGGTCCGGGGGCTCTGGCGCCGGCGGGGCCTGCCCCTTCCGGATGGCCGTCAGGTGCCGCAAGTCCTCGAGGCTCGGGGCCTGACCCGCCTTGATCGCCCGCCGGGTCTGGTCGGCACGACGCAGGTCCGCCAGCGTGGGCGTGTAGGACTCGGGCAAGACCTCAACTGTGGCGTTCATCGCGGTCATGGGGTCTCCTCAGCCTGCGTACCCGTACGCCACCGTCCCGCCGCCGGCGGAGGGCTGGGCCTGCAACGCCCCGATGTCCATGTAGTTCGTGCCCGCCGTCGCCCCGAGCGCCCCGATCCTCCCGGGCCAGCCAGCCGACCGGCACGCCGCGCCAGCACTGGCCGTGTTGTTGAGCGAGAAGTCGCTGGACGCGGCGTTGTTGAACGGATCTCCTGTCATCGTCACGTCGCCGTCACCGGCCGCCACGTTCTGTCGGGCACCACTCGTGTTGTTGTAGTAGGAGTTTGCCCGTCCGACCATCTGCGTCCCGTCGATGATCCCGGCGGTGGCGCAGGACTGGCCGTAGGTTCCGTTGTTCACGAAGATGCAGTTGGCTACAAAGTGCGTCGGCATCCGGCCCGTCGTGTAGTCGTAGCGGATCCCTGCCTGAGCGTTGTTCCAGAAGTCGCAGTCTGAAACGTGGACGCCCGCCGTGTTCGTCGTTGCCGTTGTGCAGGTGATCTGGATGCCGTGACCAGACGCCCCGGTCATCGAGTCAAAGACCGTATTGTCGCAGACGAACCAGATCCCTGTTCCGGTCTGTCCAACGGTAATCCCGGGGCCCGCGCAGTCGAGGATGTAGCACCCATGCACGAACGAGGCGTTCTGACCCTGGAGCAGACGGATGCCGCCAGCCGTTCCATTGCGGATCGTGCAGTTGATGAGGGTGACGCCTACAACCGTTGTCGAGGCGCCGTTGCCGAAGTCGAACCCATACGAGCACCCATCGGTGACGCAGTTGACGAACCGCGTGGCGTTGTTGGTTGCGGCTGTTCCGTTCGTGAACCCAGAGCCACGAGTAGCGGCGGTGTGCGTGACCTTGATGTTCTTGAACCCAAGGAAGTTTGCGTTGTTGGTCGTGAAGATGGCGACCGAGTTGGTCGCCGACGTGAAGACGGGCATGTTCGCTTCGGTGATGTCCTGGTTCGTCCTGCTCCCGCCCGAGGGATAGCCGATAAACCAAATATCTCCGCCCGCCAGCGTCCCGTCACAGGTGAAGGTCTTGGTCGAGGTGTGGGCGGCGTAGGACCCGGACTCCACGTAGGTGATGTTTCCCGGGGCCACGACCGCATTGTGATCGACCGGGTTGATGAGGGCCCCGCCGAGGTTGCCCGTCCCGCCCGTGCTGCTCAGCGTCCCGAGGCTCTTGTCGCACGTCGCCACGCCGCCCGACACGCTCACGACCTGGACCCGCTGAACTGTGAACCCGGTTCCACCCGTGATGTTGATGACGTTCCCGACGTGGAACGAGGTGAACGGGTTGCCCGCCGAGGTGCATTTCGTCGCTGTGGTGGCGTCGATCACGAGGTCCGTGTACGCGACCTGCGCCGCGTTCTGTTTGGAGTAGTCCGTGCCGCTGCTGGCCGAGTCGAACCCGCCACCATTGGCGGCGTTGCCGGTCGTGCGGACCTCCCAGACTGTCGTGGCAGCCATCGCCATGCGTTATCCCACCTGCGGCTTGCGGACGCACAGCTTCCGCACGGTCGGGAAAGCGGCGTGCCGGGTCATGAACTCCAGGGTCTGGTCCAGGAACTGGGCGAGGGCCCGTAGCTCGCCGACGGTCGGGGGGGCGATCCCCTCGTACGCCCGGCCGTCGTCCACGATCTCGCTGTCGTCGATTCCGTCGAGGCGAGCCATGAGCGTGCCGACGCTCTCGGCCATGATGGAGCCCGAGACCACGAGGATGGCGGCCTTCTCGCAGAGCGGGCGCACGTCCTCCGAGATGGACCGGACGAGGAACGGCAGGACTTCGGGGGGGATGGGCATGGAATACCTCTCAGGTCGTGGTGTCGATTTCGATGACGAGGACGAGCTCGGTGAACGTGCTGCAGGAATCGACGTTCACGACGAGCATGTCGCCCGCGGTGACCGCCGTCGTCCAGCCGGTGAGCGTCGAGGACTCCGCCGCTCCCGCCGCCGAGATGGTCGGCTTCGCAGCGGCCGTGATGGTGTTCGCGACGGTGGGAAGCGTCGAGGTGGAGTAGGTCGCCTTCCAGACGTCGCAGACCGCCGAGCCCGAGGCCGCGGCGCCGGATACCGAGCCCACCAGCCTCCACTTGACGATCGTCCCGGTGTACAGGATCGGGATGACCACCTTCGTTCCGGCGGCGACCACGGCGCCGTTGCCGTTGAACCCCGCCAGAGGGGTGCGGACGCAAGCCTGGGTGACGCCCAGCGTGGTCCGCCCGTTGGACGCCGCCGCATCGTCGATCAGGGAGCGGCCGAAGGCGGTGCAGGTGATCTCCTCCACATCACCCGCACCGGCCGTGGACCGCCCCAGGAGCTTGTCCGTCGCCGACACGTTCTGCATCTTCGCGTACGTCACCGCGTCATTCGCGATGGTGGCCGCGAAAGAGCCCGTGCCTGAGCCGGTGACGTCGCCCGTGAGGGTGATCGTCTGGTCGCCGGTGTTGGTCCCGCTGAGCCCCAAGTCCGTCTTGAGCGTGGCGAGGGTGTTGACTTCCGGGGCCCCGCTCCCCGCGGTCTTGCGGTAGATCAGGCTCGCCGTCGCCATGTTCGCCATCTTGGCCAGGCTCACGGCGCCGTTGTCGATGGTCATCACCGTGCCTGAGCCGGTGACGGTGATGTCGCCGTAGTCGGCGTCGGACAGCCCGCCTCCCCCGCTGCTCGCCCCGTACCGCACGAACTTCCGCCCGTCGTACTCGAGCGTCTGCCCCGCCGTCAGCGTCACCACCAGCACCGTCACGTTCGTAGTGCCGTCGTAGTGGACGATGGTGAGCGTGTTCGGGTCCGTCGCGTGGACGTTGGCGATGTGCAGGGAGTGGACCGACCGCTGGGTCGAGGCCCCGGGGCTGCCCACCACGGTCTTCGTCGTCGCGCTGGTAAAGGTCGTATTGGTCCGCCCGGCCGTCAGGGACGTGGAGGTCTTGTCGGCCCAGGACGCCTGGACGTGGATGTCGGCCGTCGCCGAGGTCGTGATCTTGAGCAGGTCGCTGGTGGAGGAGAGGATCACGCGAAGCCTCCCGCGAAGGCCGCCAGGGACGCCGCCTCGTTAAAGGTGAGGCCGCCACCGCCGCCACTCGGGGCCGCGGGGGCCCAGACGGACCCGTCCCAGGTCAGCACGTCGCCCGCACTCGCCCCGGTGCCGGTGATGACCGATGGGTCCAGCGCGATCACCCCCAAGATCCCGGCGTACACGAACCCGATCGACGAGTTGTCGAAGGTGAGCTGCGCCGGGACGGGCTTGAGCGGGGCGGCCATGCGGTCAGCTCCACACCTGGACGCGGACGTTCGTGGCGTCGCTGGTCCCGCTGTTGCGGTTCTTGGCCTCGATCTTGGTGAGGAACACCTGCGTGCCGGCGGAGAGACGACCCTCGCCGGGGAACTTCATCACCCCGTGCTCACGCTTGAGGGCGTGATAGACGGCCACGGTCGTCGTGGTGGTGCTGCTGACCGTCGTGTACGTCAGGATGATGTCGATGGCGAGGCTGGTGTCCTCGGTCTGCGCCGGGTCCACCCAGACCGCCACGAGGTCCGCGGCCGCCGTCGTGCCGCTCACGCCGTTGGTGGGGGCGGTCCAGAGGGTGGTGGTGGCGGAGGCCGCACACGACACGGTGGCGTCGTAGGGCTTGGCGCCGTTGGTGAGGGTCAGTTCCCGGGCCTGCGAGGGGTCGGCAACGCTCGACCCCGACACGCCGGTCGGGGTGATCGAATCGCCGATGGTGATGGATGCCATGCCGTCCTCGTTGAGGACCGGGCGGGGCGTGCTGGATAATAGCCCCCGGAGCGGGGTTCGGGCGGTCCTAGAACCGCTCTACGGGTTTCGGACGGGTTGACCTCGCCCCCCGCGTACGGGTAGCCTGCCCCCATGAAGACGATCGACCGGATCTGCGTGGCGGTGGGGGCGGGGGTGGCCGCTTACGCAATCGCCGCGTGCCCCTTCTTCGTCCACCAAGCGAACAACGCCGCCATCGGCAAGAATGCCGAACTGGGTACGCATGTCCAGCATGCCGCCGAAGTGGTGTGGGCGATTGTGGGCGTCGGGTGCGCGGTCGTCGCCTGGGGCCTCACGGGCCTCGTCCGTCCACGTTCTCCATCATGAGCCGGTCGTATTCGTCCTTCTCGGCGGGCGTCAGGTTGGGTGGGTAGGTGAACGTCGGCACCGGCTTCGATCCACGCCCGGTCGCCCCGATGGACTGACGGGCCGCCGCGGCCGCCCGCTTGGCCTCTTCGATCCGCTTCACAAGGTGGGGACGGGCCAAGTCCGGGGAGGCCAGCCCGTGGTCCTTGGCGTACGCCGCCATTTCCCGGCTGCTGTAACTGCCCGTGAACCGCTTGAGCGTTTCCTGGAGGTCTTCGACCTCCTTCTGCGCCGCCCCCACGCTCATCTTCTGCCCGGTGTCGTCAGGCTTCACTTGGCTCTCCGCGAGCATCTTGGACCTGCGCAGCCGCACCTTTCGGATCGCCTCGTCCAGACCGATCCCGTACTCGTCGGCGAGGTCCTGGGCGACCGAGAGCATCTGGTCGGGGGACAACTGCCCGCCCCGCTGGGTGGCCGCGTTGTCCGCCCGCTGCTGGGCGATGCCGAGGGCCTTGTCCTGCCGGGCGTTGTCGATCGCCCGCTCGGCCTGGGCCGCCGCCGCCTGCTCCCCCATCCGCTTCTGAGTCACCAGCGATTCCGCCGCCCGCGTCCCCAGCGACGGCACCACCGGCTGGCTGTTGGGGTTGAGGTAGTAGTCCTCGCCGGGCTGGCCCATGCCCGAGGCCCGGAGGTACTCCTGACCCTGCTGCATGTCCTCGGCCTTCTTCGCCTGCTCCTCCGCCTGCTTCCTGGCCTCGGCCGTCTGGGACTGCTGCTCCTGCCAGGACCGACCGCTGGCCACGTCCGCCAGGTGGTCGGAGCGGTTCCGCTGGTAGTCCTGCGCCGCCGCGTCCCGGGACCGCTGGAAGTTGGTCGAGTCGCGCGTGAGCATGTCCCGGTAGATCTGCTGCCGGAGACGCTCCTTCCGCGTGTTCTCGTCCTGCTGCATCAGGCCCGTGGTGAGGCCCTGCGTGACCCCGGAGAGGAGGCTGGTGATGCCCCCCTGCTCGGGGATGTCGATGACCATCGGACGCCGTGGCATGGAGCCTCCTTACGCAATCCGCCCGTACCCGCCCATCCCCGTCTTCTTCCGCATCCGCAGCCGGTAGCCCACCGCGTCCGCCGCCGTCTGCGGCCCCAGCGCCGACGCGATGGGGAGGTCCCCGCCGGGCTCAAACGTCGCCGAGCTGGTCTCGGGGTTCCCCTCCGGCTGGAGCGTCGCGGGCAGCTTGTTCGCGTCCTGGGACACCGGGGAGCCCGTCGAGGACGGGAGGCTCTGGTCCGCGGCCGAGCCCAGCCGGCGGGAGAGGAGGAGCCCCACGGCGTGCCCCAGGCCGCTCATGTCCGCCCCGCCGCCGGAGTCGAAGGTGTCCTGGAGGATGCCCGCTTTCTGCTGGCCGAGCTGCTGGTCCACCCCCGCCATGTCGTTCGCCGCCCCCTGCCGGACCCCGGACTGGGCGTCGGTCGCCACCGTCGAGTTGTAGAACCCCCGGCCGATGCTGTCCTGGGTCGCCGCGCCCGCCGCCTGCCGGGCGCCCTGGGCGATGCGGCCCCGGGCATCCGACGCCCCGGTGTCGGCCGCGTTCAGCATCTGCTGTCGGAGCTGGGCCAGCTTCTTCTTGCGGGACTTGTCGGCCACGAGGCTTGAGACCGCCCCCGCGCCGCCCAGCCCGAGCCCCAGCACCTCGCCCGCCCCGATCCCGTCGAAGAAACCCATGAGACACCTCCTAGACGCGGCGCGAGCCGCCGTCCTTGGCCTTGATGACGATCCGCTCCACCGAGAACGCCTCGCTCGCCGAGGTCTGCCGGATCTGGAGCTGGATGGCCCCGTCGTTGACCCGCAGGTTGTTCGGGGACTGGAACCCCGAGGTTGACTCAAACCACGTCCCGGACGCCCGGGCGTCGTCATCCACCCCCTGGGCCAGCACCTGGGCGGCCGACTTGTCCGCCCGGACCGCCCAGTCCACCGGCCCGCACCCGGGCGAACCAACCGCCTGGAGCTCATTCGCCATGAGCTTCCGGTTGCCGTTGTCCGACTCGAGGATCGGGTAGCGGACCCAGGCGTCAATCGGGCTCCCGTCGTCGTTGCGGCGCCCGGCGATGGGGCGGCGGACGTACCCGTCGGTCCCGATGATGATGATGGACCGGTCGTCGGCCGCCTCGCCCGCGATTTCGCAGACCCCCAGGGGGCCGAACCGCAGGGGGAGCACGTCCTTCCAGAACGCTTTCTCGGCCGTCTCCAGGGCCGCGTGGGTCCCCTGGACCGTCAGGTCCCGCGGGGTCAGAAAGATGTGCATGGTCCGCTTGCCGCTGTTGTAGCCGAGCTGGACCTGGGTGGTCTTGGTGTTGATCCGGTTGAGGATCGAGGCCAGGCGGTTCCCCGAGACGTTCTGGACCCGGCTGGAGCCGTTGGGGATCACGAATAGGCCACTGGGCCCGACAAAGAAGAGGTTGCTCTCCTCGTCGAAGGTCCACGCGCGGGGGCCCAGGCACCCGGTCTGCTTGGAGATGGAGAGGAGCCGGCCGCCGTACCCGGGGTCCCCGTCGAAGAGCAGGACCTCGGTGGCGCAGAACAGGACCGCCCGGCCGTTGTCGATCTCCGTGAACCCCGTGACGGCCGAGGCGGGGACGCCCGGGGAGTCGCTGGCCGTCCCGGCAAAGGCCCGGGTGGGATCGCTCCCGCCAGTCGTCCAGAGGTCCGTCGCCACCGCGTCGTTGGAGGTCTTGACGATCTTGGACAGGGCCCAGTAGGAGGGGTTCCCGTCGTAGTTGGCCAGGAAGAACCGGCCGCGCCAGACCCCGATGATGCGGCAGGTCTCGAGCGGCGTCACGCCCGTGGTGTTCGTCCAGTTGTTGATCGTCTTCCCGACCGGATCGACGATGCGGGCGGTGGTCCCGTCCACGGCGAAGACCAGCGTCCGGGGGCTCGAGCTGATCGCCGTGACGATCGTGAGCATGTTCGCCGTCTGGACCTCCCGCCCCAGCAGGGCTGAGGCGGTGGCGGTGCATTTGGTCAGGGCCGAATCCTCGCCCAGCGTCCCCACGTCCACCTGCCCGGCAGTGAAGGCCACCACGTCCGAGGCCCCGGGGTTCAGCGGGGGCGTGACCTGGGACTGGGGCCGAACCAGCCGGCCGCCGAAGGCGTGGGACGGCAGGCCCGAGAGGGTGACGCCGGCGTCGTTGTAGCTCCCGCCCTCCACGCAGATCCCGTGCCACTTGGACGCGCTGGCGACCGTGATGGCCCCGCCGTAGTCGTCCCCGGTGGTGTTGGGGTGGATGCTGTTCTTGGGGCTCAGGCGGGCCACCACGACCCCGTTGAGGCTCACCTCAACCCACCCGGTCTCGGCCTTGGTCGTGGTCGTGCTGGAGTCGTAGGGAACGAAGGTAAACCGGATCTTGGTCTCCACCGCGAGGGGCGGGAGCTGCCGGTCCTGGTTTTTGAGGGTGGAGTCGTCCACGTCCAGCGTGGCCTCGTCCAGCAGGTTGTGCAGGCCCGCGGCGTTCCCGTCCAACTCCCAAAGCTGGAAGTTGTAGAAATACGACTGGTTGATCGCCTGCTCGGTGCTGGTCCGGCGCCGGGAGAAGACGGCTTTCAGGGCCCGCAGCGCCGCCCCGCCGGACAGGACCGCACTGTCCACGATCCCGGGGTCAGACTCGCTCTGCGTCGAGGTGTTGAGGGCGCCGGTCATGCGTGCAAGTTCTCCAGGCAGAACATGGCCCCGCCGGTGTCATCCTCGGAGCTGGTGATGTCCCGCAGGGTGAACTCCACCGCGTAGTGCTCGGTCGGCGGGGTGTCAAACCAGATGTCGAAGGTGAGGAACCCGGACCGCGTGCTGCGGGTGGTGTTGGGCCCGTACACCCAGTCGTTCGTGTCGTCGATGATCGGGGACCGCGTGGGCGTCGCCGTCGAGTACCCGGTGGTCCCGCCGTAGGTCAGGCTCACCTCGGAGCCGACTTGGGCGGAGTCGATGTCGATCCCGAGCCAGTTGGGGGGCAGGTAGTACCGCGAGATGCCCACGGCGGTCTGGGTGCCCAGGATCTCCCCGATCACCTCGGGCTCGGGCGGGACGAGGTTGGAGTAGTCCATCCCGCTGATCCGCCGGAAGTACCCGGGCTCGGACCCGGGGTAGCTGGTCCCGGGGCTCTTGAAGAACCACCCGGCCCGGGCGTTGTCGTAGGTCCGCACGCCCTTGGACGTGGCGGTCGCCCCGCTGGTCCCGCCGGTCAGGCCGTGGGTGTCGTCGAAGGTCCCCGAGGTGACGTACAGGACCAGGTACCCCTTGGCCGTCCCGCCGTCCGTCACATCCTCCAGCACGACCCCCGTGGCCCCGCTGGTGGCCTGCGTCACGGTCTCCCCGCCCCGGAAGACGCTGACGGCCAGCGTGTCGTAGGACACCACCGCCGTCTTCACGCCGCGGGTGTTCGCCGCCGAGACCCGCACCTCGTCCGTGCCAAGCACGTCCGGCCAGGTCAGGCGGGCCTCGATGCCCGTGGCCGTCGCCGAGAGCCTGATCTGGGCGTTGTTGCTGATCGTCGCTGAGCCCGGCAGGTCCACCGTGGCGCTGGTGGCGATGTTGGTCTGCGTGGTCCCCTCCACCGCCTCGATCACGAGCTGGACCTGGTTCGCCGCCACCCGGGACAGGTACGCCCAGATGAAGCACCCGAGGTTGGCGTGACCCCGCACGAAGGGCCCGATGTTGTGGCAGTCCACGAAGTCCGCCGAGGACTGCGCCCGGGGGTAGCAGTTCAACGTGACCGTCATGTCGTTGGAGGTCGCCCACGAGGACGCGAAGCCCAGCCCGTACGAATCTGCGAAGGTGGACAGGGCCGCGACGTGGGTGGTCGTGAACGTGTTCGGCCCCGAGCGGACCAGGGTGATCGACTCGCCCGGGGGTGCGTTGCTCCCCTGCCAGCCGTTGGAGGCGTAGTCCGCCAGCTTCCGGGAGAACCGAACGTACTTCCCGCGGAAGTTGTACCCATTGAGGTACCCCTGATAGGGCGTGTCGATCGCGTAGCCGCTCCACCGCTCGACGATGGGCGTGTAGGTCCCGACGGTGTTGGGCGAGGTCGAGGACGCGCGGAGGGCGGTGGTAAGCCCGGTGCCAGGGGCACCGGCACCGCCCCCCGCGGCGTTGATGAACACCTTGTCCCAGCCGTCCCTCGTGCCGACCGTGAGGTCATCGGAGAGCGACGGACGCCCCCGGACGTTCTGCGCGTCCGGGCACGTCAAGTCCGCCTGCGACCGGGCGGGCAGGCTCTCGTCGATGCCCTTGACGGGCGGCTTGAGGTCGAAGACCTGATCGGACATGGGCTCACTTCCCGAGGTACTTCATCCAGCGGATGCTGTGGGACTTGGCGCCAGCGGTGCGGGTGTAGACGCAGTAGAACGGGATGAGGCTGGCCGTCGCGGTGAGGACCGGCGTGGTGTGGAGCAGGGTGCCGTTGCAGTAGACCTGCCCCTTGCCGTCGGTGGTGATGCGGATCTCCCACTTGTACTCGGTGCTGACCACGACCTTGACGCCGGAGTCCACCGCGTAGTCCGAGCCCGCGATCGAGTAGACGATGTAGAAGTTGGGCTGGGACGCGGCGATGTCCGCCTGCCCGGTGGCGGGGTCAATGTCGATGCCCGCGGTGTCGTACGCGATCATGAGCTGATCGGCGTCGGTCTTGTAGGGGCTCGCCGTCGCGTTGGTGTCGGTGAGCTTGAATCCCCAGAGGATGGCCGTGGAGGCGATGGAGGCGCCGGTGGCGATCTGGGCCGAGAGCCAGTGCTGGCGGGTCAGGTCCGGCTTGCGGGCCACGCCCCACTGGCTGCCCGTGAGGGCGAAGATGCTGGCGGAGTTGTCGGAGGTCCCGCCCGTGGTGAAGGTCAGGCCGCCGCCGGTGGAGGCGAAGGCCACGGCCTCGGTCCCGGCCCCGTCCAGGTCCCAGTTGTACGAGCTGCCCGCGGCCTGGGTGGCGATGGGCAGCAGCTCGAAGGGGTCGTACAAGGAGACACGCCATTCGTCGATGGCGGCCCCGGTGGGGCCGACGCCCCAAGTCTCCATACCCCGGCGGATGAGCCTCTTGACTTCGGTCTGATTCGGCATGACACGTTCTCCCGTGGGTTGGTGCCGACCCAGGCGCGGCTGGGGGTTGCCCCCCGGAAATCCCCGCTCCGGCTACTCGCCGGGAGCGGGAAAACGCCCCGTTGCCGGGGATTGGGATGTCAGAACACGATCTGGCCGGGGTCGAACCCCGCCCTCCGTCCGGTCCACCGTCCGACCCGATCCCCGGCGCCGCCCCGCGGCCGGCCGAGGATGGGCTGCATCCGCGCGTAGGTCTTCCACCGCTCCCGCATCTCCGCCTGAGCCCGCCCCTCGTCGGGGTGCTCGTCGTCGTTCTCCAGGCTCCACGCCCGCGCCCGGCAGAGGCGGATCAGGGCCTCCTCCATGTCGGGGGGCATGTCCGGCACGTCCGCGTCGTTGGCGAGGTCCACCCACTGCCGGCGGTACGCCAGGGCGAAGGTGGGGGACCCGTCCGTGGTCGGCGTGCGGTCCAGGAGCAGCTTGGGCCGGGCGGTCGTCGTCGTGGTCGGGCGGGGCGTCAGGCCCAGCACCGAGACCAGGTAGACGTTCGCCAGGATCGGCCAGCGGCGGCGGTCGATCACCTTCTCGGGGGTGGACCACTCCACGCGGGTCCAGATGTTCGAGGGGTCCACGAGGGAGACGACCTGCAGGAAGTCCAGGGGGAGATCGATCGAGGGCACGCCCGCGACGGCCGCAAGGGTGATGGTCTCGCCGGCGGGGGTGGTGTCCACCTGGAGCCAGGGCCACGGGTACTTCTCGAAGACCGACCGCCCGGCACGCTGAAACGTGGCGTCCAGGGTGTGGCCGGTCGCGGGGGAGGAGCCGCCGATTGCGTGCTCCATGAGCGAGATGTACTCGGCCTTGGTGAGCATAAAGGGCCCCCCGCCAGCGAAGGCGGAGGGTCCGAGGTTCAGGTCGCGCCGCCCTTACACACGAGGCCCGCGAAGGTGAGCCCGCCCCAGAACTCGACGGTCTTGGTCGCCGCCGAGGAACCGGTGGGACCGGCCTCCAGAAGCTGGCCGAGGACCTTCACGATGTCCGTGGCGTTGGCCGCGGCCGTCCCGCCCAGCTCCGCGTCGGTCTGCCCGGTCGCGTAATACTGGCCGTTGGTGCCGACGAGCCACTCGCCATGACCCGCGCCCGAGGAGGGCTCGATGAGCACCTTGGCGCGGGGGTGGGCGAAGTAGGCGAAGAACTCGGCGTTGTCCGGGACGGAGGGCCCGTTCCAGTCCACGACCGCCATCCGCTTGCGGATGTTGGCCGTGGTGGGGGCGATGGCCGCCCCGTACACGTACCCCGTGGCGCCGTCGGTGGAGTCGGACGGGTTGATGCCCGTCATCGCCTGCCCGGCGGTGGCCGCGAAGTCGAGGTTGAACGCCACGAGCGAGCCCGGGACCAGCGTGGTCCCCGTCCGGTTGACGAGGCGCCGCTGGATGGGCACGAGGTCCAGGCCGGGGGTCGGCGTGGAAGTGTCGATGAGCATGAGAGGTTCCTTCTGATCCGCCACCGCGCACGCGGCGGCGTGTGGTGCGGGGGGTTCAGGACACGGTGTTCGGGCAGATGATGCCGAGGCGCTCGCGGGCGTGGGTCAGGAGGTTCCCGTCGGTCCGCATGAACCGGCAGAAGGCGTCGTACGAGAGGCTGGAGACCTGCATCGCGTCCGACTTCCAGAACCACTTCTCGGGGTCCGCCTTCCAGTACAGGAAGTCGGTGTCGATCGCCTGGTACCGGGGCTGCCCGTCCTGCCACACGCGCGAGTACGCGGTGGAGGCCGTCGAGTCCAGGTAGTTGTCGTCGTACGCCCGGACGTAGAGGATCGGCATCCCGAAGTAGTTCAGGCCCTGGTAGCTCATGTCGCCGGGGCCGGCGCGGGTGTAGTCGTTGGCGCCCTTCATGATGCGGCCGTAGATCTCGTGGCCGTTGAGGTTGGTGGCGAAGATCTTCTTGCCCTTGCCGGTCTCCTTGTACATCTCGCCGGCGCCGCCGGGGACGGGCTCCCACATGATCTTCTTGGTGAGCCGGTGGAACGCCTTGAACAGGCCCACCGAGTCAACCTCGATGTTCGCCACGTCGTAGGTCTCGCGCTGGGGCTTCCAGAGTGAGTACGTGGACGGGTTGATCTGCTGGATGGTCGTCAGGCTGGTCCCGCTGGGGATGCCGGTGGACTCCTCGCAGATGACGTGCGGGACGGACTGGGGCGGGGCCAGGGGCGTCCCCGTCTGCTCCATCGAGGCGGACGGCGCGGCCGTCACGAGGCCCTCGACCTTCTTCTTGTGCTCGCCCTCCAGGTCGGTGTCGATGACCTTCTTGTAGTTCTGGAAGCACGCCTTGAGGTCCCCGGCGCTGCCGCCGGTGATCTTGATCTCGGCGTCCGTCCACTTGCGCGAGTTCTCGCCGTAGGTGCGGCCGATCGCGTAGCGGATGGGGGTGGCCGGGTCCACGGGCGAACGGGTCTGCCCGGGGATGATCTGGGCGAAGTTGCTGGCGGTCTGGGGGTACCAGAAACCGGCGATGGGGTCGCCGTAGTCCATGGACTGCCGGAAGCCGGACTTCATGAGTTCCGTCAGGAGCCAAGCCTGGGGCTGGTCGCTGCGGAGGATCTCGTTGGGACGGTTGACGAACTCGCGCCGCAGGTTGATGAATGCGGCGACCGCGGAGGCTGCTGACGTTGCAAAGGCGGACATGGCTGGGGCCTTTCAGCCCCGCCGGTTCACGAACGGTGGTAGATCGACGCGGCCTTGGCGGGGTCTCCGCGGGCCTGCATCAGGGCTTCCACCGCGCGGAGGTCCTTCTGGTCCTCGGTCATGGGGGCGGGCTTGCCGCCCCGGCCCGAGGGCTTCGGAGGTGTGCGCGGAGGGGCCTTGCTCGTCGGTCGTTCCGTCGCGTTGCGGCGGGGCCTCTGAGTGAACCCGAGTTCCTCAGCAGCCCGCTCAACGAGACGGACCAGCGCATCCCCGCCCGAGGCCACGATGGTTTCCCAGTCGTGGTTGTGCAGAAGCGCCAGGTCTTTCGCGGCGGCCATCACTGCTTGGTGGTCGTCGGCCACTCCGGGCCGAGCGTCATCCACCGTGCCGATCGCTTCGGCCAGGTTGGTCGCGGCGACGATCCGGCTGGCGGATTCGTACTTCCTCGACAACTGGTCGCGTTCGGCCTGGAGCTTTTCGACCTTCGCCTTGACGGCGGGGTCGAACAGTTCCAGTTCATCGCCGAGCCCTTCGAGCGGGTCAGTCCCGCCGGGGCTCGGGTCCTGGGGCGCACCGGCCCCGGGCTGGGTACGGGCCGCGGTGCGGCCTTCCCCGATGGTCTTGGTTCCCGGGAGGCCGTCGGCCTTCGACCGGGAGAAGTTGCGCTGGCCCTCCAGAACGCGGGGCCGCCAGTCCAGGGCGGCCTCCAGGCGTTCGCCGGGCTCCATCTGATCGACCAGCCGCTTGGGGAACTTCGCCAGCAGCAGGGTCTCGCGGGCCTTGGAGTCGGCCTCCTTGGCGATGGCCGAGTCGTCCATCCGGTCCAGGCGGTTGGGGCTGTACCGGAACCCCTGCGTCAGGAACCGCTCAGAGAGGCGGGCGATGCGGGGGGTAACTCCGGGGTCCTCCGCCGCCTCGGGCTCGTCCTGGGGCTCCTCCGCCGCCGGGGCCGTCTCCTCCACGGCCTCGGTCTCGGCGGGCTCCTCAGTCTCAGGCTCGGGGGCGGGGGCCGGGGCGGGGGCCTTCTCCTCAGCCGGGGCCGCCTTGGTCTCGGGCAGGGCCTGGGCCAGCTTGGGCGCCGGGGCCTCGCCCTTCATGTACGCCGCGATGAAGGCGTCCTCTCCGGTCTCGGAGGTGGGGGCGGTCGTCTGCTGGGTGGTCTCTTCGGGCATGGGGTCTCACTTGCACGCGACGGCGAACATGGGGAACGGCCACGGGGTCTCGGTCGGGAGCTTGGGGGTCCAGCCCTCGACGATGGGGATGTCGCGGAACGCCTTGACCGGCATCGACCCGTTCAGGTTCTGCTGGTCCGCCGGCACGAACGCCGAGAGGTGCACGGTGGGCACGGTCTTCCCGCCCCACTGGATGGAGCCCTTGCCCGTGACGACCGCCACCCAGGGGACCAGCGGGTCCGGCCCGTGGACCTTCTCCTTCGAGTACAGGTGAACGCAGGGAAGCGGGAAGGCCGGGGCCTTGGGCTCGGCCTTGGGCTTCGTCTCGGCCTTGGGCTCGGCCTTGGGGGCTTCAGTCGTCGCTTGCATTGAACATCTCTCCGAAGTGTTTGCGGGACCGCTCGTCGTGGATGACCGGGCAGCCGTCGGGCCGGGTGTAGAACCCGTCGCCCAGGTCGCGGACCTTGTGCCCCCGGAACGTCGTGAAGCCGTACTTCTCCTTGTCGGGCACCGCGCCGAGCTGGGCGGAGACGGGCAGCTCGGCGAACTCCCCGTGGTTCACCGAGTGGTTGCGGTCGATCTTCTGGTGGGCCTTGCCCTTGACGTGGCCGGCGGGGATGCCGGGCCGCTTGAAGCTGCGGGGGCCCTGGGCCCAGACGGCTTCGGCGGCGGCCAGCTTCGCCTCTGCGGCCTGGATGTCGGGGTCGGTGCTCATGACTCGTACCTCGCTCCCATCTCGGCCTTGTTCCGGATCCGCTCGTTCTCCTGCCGCAGGTACACCAAGGGGCCGGGCTCGGGGTCGCCCTTGACCATCATCGCCCGCATGCAGTCGTTGCACATGAGGAGGCGGGCGTCCTTGCGGTCCCCGCACCGGCAGATCGTCCCGCGGCCGAGCTTGATGTCGCGGTCCTCGCCGATCATGCCGCACCCTCCAACTCGTCCGCGCGGAACCCAACAGTCTCGGCCTTGATCGTGCCGTCGCTCTGGCGGAAACGAACGTGGTACTGGACCCTTGCCCCCGCGTGGTCGGTGTAAATCTCGTGGGCCACCACCATGCCAATATCCCCCTCGTCGTACCCCGGCGGCATGACGGGTCGAACCCAATCACCAATCCCAAAAGCAAGTTCCATCGGGGGGAGAGAAGCGGTGTTCGGTTTCATGCCGTCCTCCGCGTCTGGGCGCCGATCCTTGCGGCCCCGCTGCGGACCTGCTGCGTGATGTTCTTGGCCGGGACCTGATCGTCCGTCCCCGTCTGCGGGCCCGGGTCCTCGCCGCCGGGCGGGGCCATGAGCGCCGCCTGCTGGGCCATCATGGCGTTCTGCGTGATGACCGCCCAGTCCACCAGCTCGGCCGAGCCATCCCCGTAGTTGTTCATGTCCGTCTGCCGGCGCCACAACTCGGAGTAGTTGACCCCCACCGGGTCCAGTTTCGCGCGGTCCACGAGGAAGAACAGGTCCTCCATCATGGCCCGCTGGTTGGCCCGCATCTGCTGCTCGTTGACGTACTCGTGGGAGTACGGCACCACGTCAATCCCCAGGTCCTCGGGGGTGACGCCGGAGTCCGGCTCCCCGCCGATGAGCATCTTGGCCTTCTTCTGGCCGGTCTTGGGGTCCACCGACTCGATGAACAGCCGCATGGACGGGGTGTTGAGGATGTACCAGCACACCCGGCGTGCCAGCTCCGCCACGCGGGAGCGGAACACCCGTCGCTCCCCCTCCTGCCGCATGGTCATCTTGGCGTCTGAGACCGCCACCTCGGTCGCGTTGTCCGACTCCCCGAGCTGGCCCTGTGCCGCGGCCGAGAGGCCGGTGATGGCGTCCAGCTCGCGGTCGCACATCTCCGACGCCTTGAGGTTCTCTTCGTTGATCCCGCCCGTCTTGATGACCTCGCCGGACCGCTCGGAATCGTCCGTGACCACAATCGCCGAGGCGTTCGGGGCCGCGTTGTAGGTGTTCGCGTCGTCGGAGTTGCTGAACCGGACGTTCTGCTTGGCCAGGCGGGCGTCGTCCCGCATCTGGCCGCGGTGGGCGTTGCTCTCGTCCAGGGTCTTGTCGGTGCTCGCCAGCGGGGCCAGGGGCAGGGCGTTGCCCCGGATCCACCGCACGCCCACCACGACATACGGCCCATTCGGCGGGCCGTGGTAGGGCTTGGGCTCCATGAGCTTCTGGGGGCGCGAGTCCCGCCGGCTGGTCACGCCGAAGAAGTGCATGGTCTGCGTCTTGCGGCGCCAGAGGTGCAGGATGACCACCTCGTCCCGGTTCACGGTCTCCCCGATGAACCCGCACACGTCCTCCCGCATCTCGCGGGCGGCCTCGCCGATCAGCGAGTCCAGGCGGGCGATTTCCTCGGGCGAGGCCCCGTACTTGGCCATCATCTCCCGGGCCTCGTCCAGCTCGTAGGGCTCGAAGTGCCCGGCCCACTCGGCCTCGTCGGGGTTGTTGGCCCGGGGGTCGATGATGAAGCGGTTGGGCAGGACGCGGTAGCCCTCCACCTCGTCGATCTCCTCGTCAACCTCCATGCCCACGCTGGCCAGCATCTCCTTGCCCTCGGGGTCGGCCCGGGTCTCAAGACACAGCCCGTAGACGCCGAAGTCAAAGCCCGAGTCCCAGACGCACTGGTTGAGCTTCTGGTCGCAGTGGTCCTGGACGGCCCAGGCGTTGAACCCGTCCTGCATCGACTTCGCCACCGGCATCAGCGCGGGCCCGCGGTAGGACTCGGCCCGGATCCGCGGGCAGCCCGAGGCGTGCATCGCGGTGAAGGTGTTCATGAACTTGAGCGGGTAGTTGTTGAGGTCGTCGGGGTGCTCGTTCCACCCGGTGCGGTAGCCGTTGCCGTACCGCTCGATGCGGGGCCGCGACTTCTCCATGATGCTCTGGGTGTACGCGGCGCCGATGCGGATCTCATCGCACCACCGATCCTCGGGCCAGTCCTCGACCAAGGGCTGGGGCGGCGTCAACTCCGCGTCGCGCTCGGTGGCGCGGTCATCAACGGAGGTGATGGGTGCGTCCTGCATCATCATCGCTGGTTATGGTATCCCACTCCCCTGCCCTGCGTGAACCGCCCGCCGACCCAGGTCTTGGGCGGCTCCTTCGCTCGCCCGTCCACCTGCGGGTACGGGCTCTGGACCACCGGCAGCGGCGGGGCCATCCCGGGCTGGAAGTGCTGATCGACGAACCGGACGGCGTAGCGAGCCTGGTCCATCGCGTGGTTGTTGAGGTCCTGGGGCTTCTCCTTCGGCGCCCGGCCCTCCTTTGGCGGGTCCCAGACGTACCCGGTGATCTCCTCCGCGAACCCCAGGGGTATGGATCCGGCCCGCGGGTCCCGGTCCACCAGGGCGTCCCGCAGCACGAACAGGCGGGGCCCGTCCTGGTCCCCGGCCAGCCGGCGCATGACGGCGCCGAGGTGGACCGGCCAGTCCGTCAGGCTCTTGGGCTTGTCGCAACCCACGGTCTGGATCCCCGACCGGCTCAGGACCGAGCGGGCGTTGGCGTCCTCGTGGTCGGCCACCGTCCGCCAGATCAGGGCCGGCTCGGGGGTGTACCGGGCGATTTCCTCGGCGAAGGCCACGGAATCGGTGCGGACCCGGACCAGCTCCCGCTCCAGGTACATCGCGCAGTTCGATGGGTCAATCGCCCACCAGCCGCAGACGCTGGGGTTCGTGTACCCGAAGTCGATGGACCGGATCCGCCACCAGTGCGAGGACCCCACGGGCATCCGGTCCACGATGTGCCGGGCCTCCTTCCAGCCCTCGTACACCATCCCCTCGGCACCCACCCACTTCCCGAAGCGGTTCCGGTCCCGCATGACCCCCGTGTAGCGGTCCACCGTGGCGAGGTACTTCCGGCCCTGGGGCGTCCACCCCTGCCCGTCGTGAAACACCGGGTTGTCCTCGAGCCTGCTGGCGATGCGGGTAAGGCGTCCGGCCAGGTGCCACCGCCAGAGCCAGTGCTGCGGGGCGTCGGGGTTGCAGGGCAAGATGATCTGGTTGAACGGGATGCGGTCGGGCGTGGGGGCGATGCGGTTCAGGCGGCCGATCAGCCGCTGGGCGTCGTCCTCGCTGAACTGGGTCGCCTCGTCCGCGATGATGAGGTCCCACTCGGTGCCCATGACCGCCTGGTTGTACCCGCCCCCGTCGTACATGCCGTCCACGCTGACCTCGGACCCGTTGGGGAACAGGTACGCCGGCGAGCGGTAGTTGCGGCTGGTCAGGACCGCGGAGGGGTCGCCCTCGGGGACCACCTGCGTCGTCCATGTGGTTTGGATGGTCGTGGAGGCGTGGGCCTTGGCCTTGCGGAGCAGGAGAACCCGGGTCTTCGGCCAGTGGCTGGCGCAGTAGTACGCCTTCTCCAAGGCGGGTCGGGTCTTGCCCGAGCCGGTGGGCCCGTCGGCCATGATGACCAGATCCCGGCAGTACATCAGCCGCTGGGCTGGGGAGCCCGGCGGCGTGGTGAATGGGCGGGTTTCAGGGGCGTACGGGTCGGGAGCCTGACCGCTGGGCATGAGTGGGCTCAGCCGGGCGGGGCGTGGGGGATTCTAGGGGCGGTTCACGATCCGAATGGCGCGTCCGCTACCCACACGATGGCGCTGACCTGGACCTGGATACCGCGAGGACAAGAGGGGATTCGTCCACTGTTGCCCCACTTGCCGCTCTCGGTCCGCATGTCATCGGCGTGCAGCGTCAGCTCCACCCATCCCGGAGCATCCTCGCGTGCTTCGGTGAAAAACAGGACCGTTCCATCCCGTAGGCCGCACGCGTAGAAGAACGGGTCGCACGTGGCCTTTTCGAGGTGCGTCGGAATCTTGAGAGCCCTCAACAACTTCAGGCGGGTCTTTCGCTCCCGATTCGGCTTCCTGTTTCGCCACCAAAACCGCAGACGGCTCAGCATCATCTCACACCTTCCCCGGGTCCAGCCCGTGGTAGTTCTTGGGCACCATGCCCGCGTTCATCGCGCCGACGACGGCGTTGGCCTTCTTCACCGCCAGGTTGTCCTCGTGCTGGATCCCCTGCTGGTCCTGCCCCGTCATCGTCGTCAGCACCCGGGCCGCGGCGATGGCGTTGGCGTCCGCGATGGCCTCGTTCTCCACCACGCCCTGGGCGGTGGGGACCAGCACCGCGGTCTTCCGGACGATCCCGTCCATTCGGGCGATGGTGGCGTCTCGGATCGCCTTGGGGACCGCCCAGCCGGCGGCGATGGCCCGGCGGATCAGGGCGGTGTCGGACTTCACGTACCGCTCGTCACCGAGAAGACGCCCGGGGTCGCCATCCGAAATGGTTTCCCCCTGAGCCCCGGAATCTTCAGGCTCATCCGCCGATTGCATACCCGATCCTAGGGGTCCCATTTGACTTTCGGCCTCCAGGGGCGCACGCTGCGGTTGAATCCTACTCCATCAGGGTGCCTTGTCCCGCACTTCGGGGCGCTGCTGACGGTCGCGTTCAATCGCGGCCTCGATGATGTCTCGCATGAGAGCGTGGCAGACGTGGCCGCCACCAGTACGACGGCCGTACTCAACCATCACCCCCTCCGCCACCTCCCTCGCCGTCGGCAGCGGTGCGGGCTGGGGGACGTGGTAGACCCTCGCTCCAACCATTGCCTCGGCCGTGCCCTCGTCCTCGGCGACTCCGCCCCAGTCCCCACACCAATCACGGAACCACCGGCCACACGGATAGGCGCGGCGGATGCCCCGCCCGTCCCTCCAAATGCGTTCGGTGCTGGGCGGAAGCGGCAGCATTTCGTCCGTCAGCCATTCAGGCCGCCTCGGGTCGGCGCGGATGGCGGCGGTGGGGTCAGAGGATCCACAGTTTGCACTTGACGCACTCGCAGGTGCGGGTGCTGACGAGGTGGAAGCCCCGGCGGCAGAGGAATCGGGGCCAGAGGCGTGCGATGAACAGGTACAGGCGCATGGGCGGGTCTCCAGTGCGGTGAGGCGGGCAAGGATCGACTGCATGGTGGCATAGTGGCGGTCGAGACGCTTGTGGAACTCGGACATTTCGTGGTCGGACGGATGGTTCTTCACTTTGCTCCCTCCACGGCGGCGCGGGCGGCGGGGTTGGCGTCAGTCTGTTTACGAACATCTGGTAGCACTCCCATCGGGTCTCCGCGTCGGCGGACGCTTAGTTCGTCGCCCAGCACCCTCACCGCCTCCTCCGCCCTCCCGGCCCTGGCCTCGGCCTCGGCGAGACGGGCGCGGAGGGCGTCGATGGTTTCGTCACGGGCCCTGATCTGGTCGTACTGCTCGCTCGGCAGCAGCGGCGTGGAGTTGCCGGAGAGGGTGACGGTGATACCACAGTCGCACGCCGGACAAAGGCCAGCGGTCATCGACCGGCTCATGTATGAACATCCGCAGCGGTTGCAGATCATGGCCCCACCTCCCCGTCGAGGCGGGCGAGGGCGGACTGCACTTCCTCCACCGCATCCGCCGACGCCTGCATGTACGCCGCACGGAGGCGTTCGGCCGCGTTGTCCGGGATCTTCTTCGCCGCCTCTGCGACGGCCAGCAGGGCGGGGGGGCGTTCACGGCGGCGACAAACAGCAGCTCGTCTGCCAGCGTCAAGCGGCTTTGACGGTCTTCCGGCGAGATACAGAGGACTCCGTAATGCCCGTTCGCCACACCCCGATACTCTGGGGGGATGAACTCCCGGTTGGAAACCAGTTTCGCCGGTCGCGTCGTCCTCGTCGCCGCCCGCACCAACCCCCGCAACTCGTCGATCGTGCTCATGCTCCCCTCCTCGTCGCGTCGGTGGCGGCACGGGCTTCGGTGTACTCGCCGATCACGTTGTAGTCGTCGGGCATGGCCGAGCCGTATGCCAACGCATTTCGCTCGGCGTTGTACTCTGGCGTCGTCAGGGCGGCGTCGGTGAGGCAGCGGCGGGCCGCCTCCACCTCCTCCCCCAGCACCCTGATCCGCTCGGCGGCGGCGCGGAGTTTGGCTGATCGGGCTTGGGACATAGCGAGCAACTTCCCGGCGTACCGGCAAATCTTCGCGCCCTCATCTTCTGATCTGGCCTGCTCGTTCAGGAACTCCATGATGTCCTTGTCGATGTCCGTCACTGTCCACGCTCCTTCTCGGCGGCTGCCTCGGCGGCCTCGGGGGTGGAGAAGCCGCTTTGGATAGGTCCGAGCACCCCTCGTGTACACACATGCTCGTAGTTCAGGCTCCCGTCGAGTTGCGGAAAGATGATGCGTGCGCCATCGCCCGCCACACACCCATCCGCCGTCACCGGCAACGTCCCCAGCACCCGCCGATCCACCCCCGCGTCATCCCGCACGAACCCGGCGGGCGGGCGGGAGTGGGTGAGGGCGTGAATGATGAGGCGAATGTCCTCCTCCATGCTCTGCGAGTCAACCAGCGCGTCGGCCAACTTCTCCGCCTCCCGCTCAATCTCCGTCATGGTGGGCTCCTTCACTTGACCTCCTTCATCCCGTACTTCTTGGCGAGACGGTTCCAGCCGTCGTTCTGCGCGTTGGTTCCGTGACTCATCCCATCCTCCCACCCCGCGTCGTACCCCTCACGCACCGCACGCTTGAGGGCGGAGTCGATGCGGCGGGCGAGTTTCGACGACAGAGTTTCGTGGTCGTCGTCCTTGAGACTTGTCCCCTCGTATGGGACTGCGTTGGCGTCGAGGGTCAAGATGATGTCTCGCTCGTGAGCCGCCGCAATCCGCTCCCCCACCGTCGCCCTCGTCCGCTCACGCTTGGCCATGCTTGGCTCCCTTCTTGATCGACTCCGCCAGCCGCTTCACCCACCGCTTGCACCGGCGTCGGCTCATGGACGGGCTTACTGCGAAGTGCGGCCAGTCTCCAACGAACTGCCCGTCGGCCGCTTCGCCGGGCAGGGCCCATCCCGCCGACGCCTGCCAGCGGCCCCGGAACAGCGGGTAGACGTTGAATCCGCCGCGATAGGTGTCGATGCTCACGCCGACAACTCCTCTCCCCCAGCCATCACCCGCGCCAGCCTCAGCACCGCCTCCCGCGAGGACACCCGCGAGGACTCCGGGGCGTCGTGCTTGCGGTACCCCTGCCGCTCCAGCTCGATGCACTCAGACCCCTTGGCCGGCACCACTTCGGTCCACGGCCCCCGTGCGGCCCGCCCCACGTCTGTCAACGACCAGAGGCCGGGCTGTCCACCCCGACGCCGCACCGACACGAACCCCAGGTGCCGGATCGGAAAGACCGTGCGGTACAGGGCGTCCCGGCTGTCCGCGGGCTTCTGGCCCCTCGCCCGACGCATCGCCGCGACCCGGGCCTTGAGTTCTCGCGCGTCCATCTCGGTCACGCCCGCCAGGATCGTCATCACGTACGCCGCGGCGGGCTCCATCTTCGGCCAGCCCAGAGCCGCGGCCTCTGCCCCTCGCCCGTTCGGCAGGCACTGGATCGGGTAGCCGACGGTGGCGAAGACCTGGTGCCGGGCGTGGCAGGGTGTGTTCTGGATAGTCTTCGTCGTGTGATTGACCGCGTACCAGTTCCGCAGGTTGTACCCGAGCGCCCGATGCACCCGGCCCCGGTATCGGTTCGCCTCCGTCAGCGCCGCGACCATCTTGGCCTTCCACCGCTTCGCCGCCTGGGGCCGGTTCTGCTCGGCCAGAAACGCCGCGTCCGAGGGCTTGCCGAGGGTCAGGTTCTCGGGCCGATCGTCCATCGAGTTTCCGTTCTTGTGCAGCACGATCCAGCCGGCGGGGATGGGTCCTCGGTTCGCCAGCCACCACCAGCGGGCGTACGCCATCCAGTCCCGTCCGCCCGTGGCCTCGCGGAACTTGATGACGCGGTGCTGCCGCCCGTTGACGGTGTAGACCCGGATGGTGCCGACCGTGGCCGCCTTGCGCTTTGTGCCGATCTTCATGCTGCACCTCCCGCCAGCCCCGCCCTCAGCCGCGCGATGATCCTCACCCGCCGCTCCTGCGCCTCCCGCTGCCTCATCGCGTACAGGTCGAACGACCCGCGCGGGTTCTCCTTCCGCGTCCTGGCGTTGACCCACAGCCCGAGGTTCTGGACGAACCCGTTGGTGTACCGCTCGTGGGCGCCGGGGGAGATGAGGTCCTCCCAGTCCACGTCCACGCCGAACTCCCGGTTGTACTCCGCCAGCAGCGCCGGCAGCTTGTCGAGGTTCTCCTCGGCCCGGAGCCACATCCAGCCGCGGACCACCGCCCACCCATGCGGGTGCCAGAACTCCCCCCGGTAGCCGCTGGCCTCCGTCGCCGGCGAGCACGTCTGGGGGCGCTCGCCCTGCGCGGCCTTGAAGCCCTCGAGGAAGTGGGCCGGGGTCGGCACGGTCTTGCTCGACAGGATCACCTCGGCGACCACGGCCACGCCCTGGGCGTCGTCGATGCGGACGCGGAGCATCGCGGCCCGGAAGTCGGCCCAGACCTCGGGGGTCCAGGCCAGGCGGGTCAGGCGGGCTCGGATGGCGGCGATGACGGAATCGGCTTGGGTCGGGGTCACCAGGCACCTCCGAGGGCTTGGGGCTTGGGCTTGCGCGGGGGAGGCAGCGTCTCCCAGTGCCGCTCGTTCAGGAACTTCTTGGCCTCGGGCGCGTACCCGTCGCGGAAGTCGTCCGAGGCGTTCCAGGCCCGCAGGCCCGCCAGAACCCCGTCCGCCGCGTCCTCGAGCCCCAGCGACCGCCAGAGCGTCAGCAGCCCGCCCCGGTCCTTGGCGCGGCCCTGGGGGTACTCGGCGAGGAAGCGGGCGAAGCCGGGCGGGGCCTCGCCGGTGCGGACCGCCCGGTCGGCCACGAACCGCCCAGCCGCGGTCGGTTGCGTCACCACCGGCGCCGCTTCTGCCGGTTCGGTCGCCTGCGAACGAACGCCCCCGGAAGAGGTACCGGGAGAGAGAGAGTCCGGGTCTTTCTCTTCTGTCCTGTCCTGTCCTGTCCTGTAGTCCGGGTTTGGTCCGGACAACCTCGCCTCATTGTCCGGACACTGTCCGGACGAATCGGCCTCCAGATCCGGACGCTTCCCGCCCTTTGCCCGGCGGAGCTGGCGGGCCTTCGTCTCGCTCAGGCGGGCCTTGGCGCTCCGGCTCATCCAGCGGTCGAACCGGGGGATGACCAGGACCTGCCCATGCTCCTCGAGCCACCGGACCCCGATCAGGACCTCGGCGAATCGGCGCTGCTTCGCGATGCGGTCCACCATCTCGCGGGTGACGCCTACGAGGCGGCCGTCCTCGGTGTGCTGGGACGCCCACGCCCAGAAGCGCGTGAGCTTGCCGACGACCAGGTCCGAGTCCTTCACGTTGAGCGCCGCCGCGATGGCGTAGACGTCGGGGTCGTCGTGGATGTTGTCGCGGAGCGGGGTCCAGTCACCGGCCATCCGTGGGCCTCCTCAAATCGCCGTCGGGAACGGCTCGTTCGTGCGGTAGGTCAACAGGCCGATCCGCTTTCCCGTGCGCCACGCGTTCCATGCCTTGATCATCGCGCCCAGCAGGGACCGCCGCACCTTGTGCTGCGTCGTCTTGCCCATCATGTTCCGCGCGAACCGGATCAGGGCGAGACGCGGGTCGCCCTCCAGCAGGCCCGCGCCGGAGCCGACCGTATCCCAGAACGTGCGGCACGCTTCGGGATGGACCTTCCACATGAAGTACCACCCGAACGCGGCCACGGAAGGCGCCATGACAGTTCGCACGCCGCTGATCCCGGAGATGGCCTGAACAGCCTCCTCGATCGCGGGATCGCTCTTCACGATGTCCACGATTCGCGCGTTGCTGATCTTCTCGCAGTTCGAGCATGGATCCTGGTACTTCTCAAGGAAGATCAGCGAACGGGCCAGCGTCGCCACATGCTTCGCGTTCTCAACGCCCAGAACGTCGGACGCCACCCGGGTCCTCCCGGTGTCCTTCGTCTTGTACGCCTCCTCGTCCACGCCCCATACCACCAGGACCTCCACAGGGACGCCGGCGCCGACGATCGCATGGCACCGGTGCTGCCCATCGATGAGGCGGCCCTGCCGGTCAAAGACGATGGTGGACGCGTCGTACTTCCACCGCTCGCCCTTGATCTCCTCGATGAGGAATCGGACGTAGGAGGGTGTAACGGGCCTCTGGTGCTCGTACCTCCGCTCCGTCCAGGCCAGAGCCATCTCCGGCGTCACCAGAACCCGCTCCTGCCCCTCTTCCCCGACCGGGGGCCACGATTCGGACTTCTTCTTGGTATTCACACTCACGCGTTTCTCCCTGCGGCCGTGCCGCGTTCACGCCAGCCTGTATTCCCACGTCTGCTGCCGCGTCCCCGCCCGCAGCCGCTTCTTGTAGTCGATCCCGTACACCAGCCGGTTCTCCCGGATCCTGGCCGAGCACGCCTGCGGGGACTCCTTGCCGCCCATCCGCCGCACGCGTTTGGAGACCTCCTCGCAGGTGGCCCAGGTGTGGGCTATCGCCCTCATGATCCTCTCGTTGTGCAGGGGCAGGTCCTTCATGCCGATCGCCTCCTCTTCTTCGCCTTCTTCTTCACGACGTGCAGCCCCAGCCGGGCCGCGTCGGCCGCCCACAAGGCGTCCGCCTCGTCGTGCGTCTGGACCGAGCCCCACCGGCGCCGGGCCGCGGCGAGGACGTGCTCCTTCGTCACCGGGGCCTTCTTCGTGTGCCCGTGCCCGGTCGCGTGCTTCTTGATGGTCTGGACCGCCACCCCCGCCACGTCCAGGTCCCACGCGGCGGCGCAGGCTTCGATGGTGCCGACGATGCCGCCGTACATGCGGTCCTGGGCCTCGCCGACATGCTGGAAGACCCGCTCGTAGACGATCAGGGTGAGCCCGTCGGCGTGGTCGCCGATGAGGGCGTCGAGGTGGGCCCGGGCCCGGAGGAAGTAGTACCCGCGCCGCTCGGGCTTGATGGGCTGGGAGAGGTCCCAGGCCCCGGAGGCGACGCGGAGGCCCTGGGCGTCGAGGACGGCCCAGCCGAGCTGGGTGCCGGGGTCGAGGGCGAGGATGAGGCTCAAGAGGCACCGTCCTTCCGGCCGACCCGCTTGTACTCAAACCGGACGGCACGCCACGCCTCCCGAAGCTCTCGCCGCGTCCGTGTGCTGTTGACGGCGTACCACGCCTCCACCTTCCCCAGTAGGTTCGTCATGATCGCAGCCTGCCGGGTCTCTTCCTCCCGCCGGGCCTGAGCCTCCGCCTTGGCCTTGGCCGCCGCCTCGGGCGTGTATCCGCACGCTTCGTCGATCAGTCGGGTGATCGAGTTCATGCAACCTCCCACAGCGGCAGCACCTGCCCGGCCTCGTGGCGGGCCACCCTGCGGGCCAGCCGCTCCCGCCAGGACCGCTCGCACCGGATGGCCCGGTACGCCGCCTGGACGGGGCAGAAGGCCTCGCCCATGCCGAAGATCGACCGGTCCACGCCGAACCGCCCGCCGTTCGTGCGGTGGACCAGATACCGGCCGTTGGAGTCGGCGCCGCCGGGGAGGCCGCTGGGGACAAGCTCCGTCACTGGACCTCCCCCCCGGCCCCAGCCGGTCCGCCCGTCCCGGTCGCCGCATCCGACAGGATTCTCTCCAGCGTCAGCAGCAACAGCCCGTCCGCCTCGGCGAAGTCCGCCAGCCGCAGCAGACGGGCCTCGTCCTCTGAAACGTTCATGTGGGCCACGTGGATCGTCCTTTCTCCCGCCCGTACCGCCCGGTCGTACCGGCGACGCCCCAGGACCACCCGTCCACGCTGGTCCAGAACGACCACTCGGCCCCAATCGCAGCCCAGCGCCGCCACGGTTTTCACGTACAGGGTCACCACGGGATCCGTCCGCATCTCAGAACCCGGATCGATCGATCGCAACTTCATCCGCCTGATGTTCATGTGGAACTCCTTTCGACCAGCCGCCCCACCATCTCCGCCGCCGTCGCCTCGTCCTCTCGCACCATCTCCGGCGTCATCCCGCAGCCCCAGAGGCAGGGGCTCACGCTGATCCCCTGAGCGACCGCACGCCGCAGCACCGGGCCCCGCAGCATGGCGACCTGCATGTCCAGGCGGGCCCGGGTGATGGGTGTGGAGTCCTGCCAGTGCCCGCCCTTGGCGTCCCGCAGGGCGAAGAGGACGTAGAGCCGGGAGACGCCCGCCCGCTGGCAGAACCGCACGTTGCCTTCGATCTTGAGCCTGGCCCAGTCGCCGTACGTCCGGGCGTCGTACCCCGGCGGGACATACAGGTCGCAGCCGATCGCGTCGAAGCCCGCGAAGGCCGGGGCCGGGGCCAGCATCTGGCGGCCGTACAGGTACGCCGAGAGGAACGGGAACCCGCTGCGGGGCGAGAGGTTCCAGGGCAAGACCCCCGCCGCGTCGTAGGCCACCACGGCCGTGTCAGGCCGGGCGGCCCGCATCCGGCGCAGGATCTCGACCCACGCCCCGGCCATGCGGCCCCGGTTCCACGGCTCGGGCTCGCCGTCGATGAGGACGACCCGCTCATCGGGGTGCGTGGCGGCGATGTCCACCGCCGTGGGGAACCGGGGGAACTCGCTCCCGATGCCGCAGTTGAGCCAGGGGATGGGCAGGCCCAGCGAGGTCGGGAAGGTCGGCGTGATGACCCCGGTGTAGACCACGCCGAGGGGCGAGAAGATGGCGGGGTTGGTGGGGGGCGAGTCGAACATGGATGCGTCGTAGTTCATGGGGTTCCCTTCTTTCCCGCCTCGAAGCCCTGGCGATACGCGATGTTGAGGTCTTCGGCGAGAGCTTCGGCGGAGTGCTTCGCCCGCTGGGTGTACATGTGGGACACCAGACGATCGATGCTGGGGCCCTTGACGTTGAACGTGGGTGTCCCGCCGTTCTCCCGGGAGGCGTCGTGACTTTCGTAGGGCCCGTCGGTCATGCCGCGTCCTCCTCGCCGCCGTCGAACATGGTGGCGGTCTCTTCCCGGTTGGTCCGCTCGGCCCGCTCCAGGTTCTTGATCGCCGCGGCGTGGTACTCGTCCTTCAACTCGCACCCGTAGAAGCGACGCCCGAGCTTCACTGCCGTATACCCCTCAGACCCGATGCCCGTGAAGGGCGAGAACACCAGATCCCCCGGGTTGGAGTAGAGCCGCACCAGCCGATCAATCACACCAAGCTGGAGCGGGCAGATGTGCTTGGTATCGTCCTTGCCGCGGCCCTCGGACACGTTCAGCGTGTCCGTCTCCCGAATGTCCATCCAGCAGCACTCGGCCCACTGGATCCAGTCGTTTCGGCTCACCTCGCCGGCTGAGTCGATCGGGTGGGCGTTCTCGCCCGGGGCCCGGAACTTCAGCAGGTAGTCCGGGAGTGAACCGCGGGACTTGGCCCGGTCCGCCTCCAGGCCCACGAACTGCAACTCCCTGGACTTGGTTCGGATCGCCTGCGCCTGCGGGTTCTTTCGGACGGCCCAGTCGTACTCGTAGACCAGCCCGGCCCGCTCGGCCAGCTTGATGTTCAGGCCCCGGAAGTCGAAGAGGCCCACGCCCCCCGACCGCTTCATGCGCGGGATCTGCATGACGTGGACCATGACGACGCGGCCGGGCTTCACGATCCGGGCGAGCTGCGAGTAGAAGAACCCGAGGTGAATCTTCGCCTCGCCGTTCAGGTCCTCGGAGTTGCCGATGTCGGCGGACGATGACGTGTAGGCGTAGAGGGCGGGGAACGGCGGGGAGAACACCGCCATATCGACCGACGCCGACGGCATGGTTGCCATGTGCGCGATGCAGTCCCCGTGGTGGACGTGGTACTTCTGGTCAGGCTTGAGCATTGCGGAAGATCCTCTCTTGTTCCTCGGTGTCGGCCTGCACCCGGCGGGCCTTGTTCAGGACGTTCTCGATCATCGGCGCCTCGATGTCCGTGATCGGGATGTGTACGTCGAGCTTCTTGGTAGACCCCACGCGGTTCGACCGCTTCACCGCCTGGTAGTATTCCTCATAGCTGTCCTGAAGACCGCTGAAGATGTGGCGGGTGGCGACTTGGAGGTTCAGGCCGAAGCCGAGGATGCGGGGTTTGGTGATGAGCACCCGCACGCGCCCGGCCTTGAACTCCCCGATGAGCCGCTTGCGTTCGTCGATGGGCGTCTCGCCCGAGATATTCGCCGCGTCGGGCATGAGGCCAGCAAGAACCTCCTGCTCGGCGTTGTAGTGGCACCAGATGATGATGGACTCGTTTTGGTACAGGTTCATCGCCTGGTTGACGATGAAGTCGGGCTTCCGGGAGTCGGACCCATCGCAACCCTTGGCGATGCGGGCCAGCCTAGAGCGGGTCGTGATGCCGCCGGCCTTGTCGGCAAAGAGGTTTCCCGTCTCGTCCCACAGGGCCTGCGTCTGCGAGTCGGTCATGTCGATCCGGTCGATGTGGACCTGAATCGGAGGGATGGACTTCGTGTTGTCCTTCCACCCGTAGGTGGCGGGGTTGGTCAGGAAGATTGCCCAGTGCGAGAGGGCCCGGTAGAACGGCTCAAGGGCGTGCGGCTTCAACTCCCACCGGTTGTCCGTCTGCCCACGGTTCACGAAGAAGCGGGCAAGGAAGGCGTTTACGGTGGGGAAGTGATCGAGAAAGACGGCGTGGTTCGCGTACTCGATGCGGTCGTTGGGCGCCGGCGTTCCCGTGGCGGCGAGCTTGAACGTGAGGCCCCGGCCAAGCCGGATGCATGTCGTGCCCCATTTGCCATAGTGGGACTTGAGCATCGAGGATTCGTCGAGGATCAAGGCCCCGAGCCGGCCCTGCGGAAGATCGTCGGTCATCGCGTCGTAGTTGGTGATGCCGACCCGGGTATCGCCGGACTCCAGCCATGCCCGCAGTTCGTGCGCCCGCACTTGGACAAGCGGGAGCTTCTTCCCGTAGAACTTCTCCGCCTCGGAGATGGTCTGGTCCACGACCATGAGCGGGCTCACGATCAGAACCGCCTTGTCCTTGGGCAACGCCGATGCGGCGTGGCGGGCGAACTCCAACTCGATGAGGGTCTTGCCCAGGCCGCAGTCCGCAAAGACGGCGAACTTCTGCTTCTGGATCGCCATGCGGGCGATGTCCTCCTGGTAGTCGAAGAGGCCCCGGAGCGGCTTGTACTCGTCGTGAACGAGAACAACGTCCTCGCCAAGCACCCGCCCGGCGTACTCGTCGGGGAACTCGGCGAACCGGCCGACGATGCGGTACTGCGGGAGAGACTTCACGCGCAGGAAGCGGTGGTAGTCGTCCATGCTGCGGGGATCGAGGGCGATTCTCATACTCCACCCCACCCGCTCTCGCGGATGGGTGTGGCCCGGCGGGGAGTACGCCCCGCTGAAACAGGCCGCCGTTTGGGGGGCGTGACCTGTGAATCCCACCGCGTGCCTTCCGGCAGGCGGCGGGGTGTGGTCAGCTCGCGACCGTGACGTTGAGGGCCTTGTTGGCCTCGGAGTCCACGCCGCCCCAGAGGTCCACCCAGGCGTCGGGGTCCTTTTCCACCGCGTGCTCGCACCGGCCCCGCATGGAGCTGGTGTCCGCCTCGTGCGGCTCGCTCCCAGCCTCGTCGTACTCGCCACGCAGGCCGGCGGCGGCCATGCGGTCCAGGCCCGTGCGGAACCACGCCGGGGCCTTGGGCAGGATCTCGCGGCGGTCGCTGGTCTCGGTCATGCTGGAGAAGCGGTCCCGGATGAAGTCCGCCAGGACCAGGAGGTTGTCGACGGGGACCACGCCCACCTTGAGGGCCTCGATGTTGCCGAAGTGCGGAGCGGCCTTCGCCCACTCGTGCCCGTCGAACAACTCGGGCTTGAACGCGAAGAGGCGGCGCCAGGAGGACGCGACGCCGGGCGGGCCGCCCGCGTCGTCGAAGGTCATCTGCCCGCCGGACTTCTTCGTCGCCTCGGCCAGGAGCTCGTCCACCGTGATCTCGGCGAACTTGAAGGTGCCCTGCTCGCACTCGCCCGCGACCCGGTCGTAGGCGTTCACGCATTGCTTGATCGTCAGGTCCAGGCCGTCGATCTTGTCCAGCACCTCGCGCAGGTCCGCGCACTTGCTGAGATAGTCGGCGGTGCGGGCGTCGCGTTCTTCGGTCCCCAGCTCCTCCAGCTCATTCTCGATGGCGTCGCGGTCCTCAAAGGCGGACTTGCGGTTCGCCGTCGCCGCCTGCTTCCGGGCGTGGATCGTGCCCAGCAGGGAGGGCAGACGCTCGAGCTTCTCGGCACCCGCCGCGTCCACCTTCACGATCACCTTTGGCGAGGGCGTGATCGGCCTGGGCTCGGGCTTCTTCTCGGGCTGGGGTGGGTCCTTCTTGTCCTTGGGCTTCTTCGCCATCGTGCGGTCTCCGTGCCGATCAGCCTCGGCGGGGCTTGGAATCCGGGGCCGGCGCCGGTGTTGGTCGGACGCCGCCCCAGGGGTTGCCCCCCGTTGGTGTGGGCGGGGGGAGGAAACCCGTCCCGGCGGTTGAACGCCGGGGCGGGCGAGGATCCGGGGGAGAGGCCCCGGGGGAGAAGTCAGGCGGACGCGGCGACCGGGGCGTCGGCCCCGGCCTGGGCCGCGGACTTGGCGGCGGAGAGGGTCTGGTCGAGGCCCGCGACGCGGCGCGTCTCCTTCTGCTCGGCGACGTCGCGCTCTTCCTCCACGACCGAGAGCCCCATCATGATGTCGGGGAACATGTTGCGGAGGCAGTACGTCCTGGCCCGGTGCAGCAGCATGCGGTCGGGAGAGTCCTGCCAAGGCCCCTTGCTCGTGAGGCGGGCCCGCTTGGCGTCGGCCATCGAGAAGGATTCGGAGGTCTCCACGACCGTCCCGTCCTTGCGGATGTGCTTCACGGTGATCGTGCAGGCCCGGGCCTCGCCCTCGCCCTTGATCACCTTGGTCTCCTGGTAGTCGTCGCCCCGCTTGCGGAGCTGGTCCCGCACCACGCCGGGGACGGCATCGCCCCAGAGACTGGGCACGTTGTTCACCACGTAGACCCACTTCAGCGAGGTCAGTGGGTCCATCCCGAACTTCTTGCCGAAGCTGATCGCGATCGCCACGCGGGCCACCAGCATGCGGAAATGCTCGGGGTTCCCCCAGTCGTACTCCTTCCAGAAGTACGAGCCCGGGACAAGGCCCGAGCGGGCGTACATCGTCGCGACCCGCTGGAGCTGGTCCAGATCGTTGATGATCGGCGTGCCGAGCTGGTCGAGCTCCACGGGCTTCCTGGAGTCGATCCGCTTCTCCAGCAGCCGCTGCAGCTCGTGCTCGAAACGGTCCTCGATCCGCTCCGGGCTCATCTTGCTGAGCAGCCCGTCCAGCAGGGCGGACCCGTTCACGGCGGAGAACGCCTTGTCCACGTCGGTCTCAGAAACTCGGGGGCCTGTCATACTCAGCTCCTGCCATGAAACCCGGCTCGTCTGACTCGGGCGCCACACGCGCCCCAGCCGTCCGGGCCTTGATCCGGTCCAACTCGTCGTGCCACCACTTGGGGGCGTACAGGTCGCCCTCGCGGTACCCCGGCCACTCCCCCGACTTCTCGCAGGCGGCGATGCGGGCCAGGGCCCACGCGACGCGCCGCTTCGCCTCCTCCACCTCGGCCTCTCCGACCCGGTAGCAGCCCACGGCGTGCGGCGGCTTCTTCTCGACGGGGATGAGCCAGCAATTGAAGTCCCGCTGGAGCAGGAGGCTCAGGCCGTTGGAGTAGTGCGCGACCTGGTCGAAGTACCCGTAGGTGGCGCAGGAGCCCGCGAAGTCCCGAGCGTTGGCGGATTCGGTGCTCTTGACATCCAGAAACACGCCCAGGTCCACGCGCAGGTTGTCCGGGCGGGCCTTGCAGAGGAGCCCGGTCGTGGGGTCCCGCCAGATGACGGTGGCCTCGATCATCGGGCGACCGTCGAGGATGCGGCGCGTGTCCGGGTGGTTGCGGACCGCCTCGGCCATCGCGTCCACGCACCACGCTTCCCGGTACAGCGTCAGCCCCAGGGCGTCGGCCTCCTCTTGGGCCTCCTCCCACGCCTTGGTCAGCGCCCCGTACTGCTCGCCGGTCTTCGGGTTGACCGGGCCGGGCCGGTAGCGGGACGCGAACTCCTCGGGCTCCTGGAGCCGGCAGTGGACGGCCGAGCCCCAAAGGAACGCCTCGGAGACCTTGTGGTCGGGGTGGTCCCGCTCGTACCGGTAGTGCGCGGGCGTCGCCTCCAGCATGGTCATCAGGGCCGATCGGGAGACGCCGGGGTGGGCGAGGTAGTACCGAAACGGGACGTTGGCGTAGATCCCGGGCGCGCCCTGCTGGAAGGCGTCGCGGTCGGCGGGGAGGCGGTGGTCGCGGATGACGCTCACAGCACAACCTCCCCCGCCACGATCGCCGCCACGGTCATCCCCACCGCGAGGGCCAGGGCGAACCACGCGATGCCCCGCCACACGCGCCGCCGGGCCTCGGCGTGCTGCACGTCGGGATGCGTCTCGGACCACTGGTGGGCGGCCTTGGACAGCTCGGACGCGAGGGCGTAGGTCATGGCGACGAAGCCGCAGGTGACGGCCATGAGGTACAGGGAGATGGAGAGGGTGGAGAGGGGGCCGGTCATGCGCCACCTCCGGCCTTGCGGAGGGCGGCGCGGAGAGCGGAGACAATGGCCTCGCCCTGCTTGTTCCGAGCCTCGATGGCCGCCTCTTGAGAGTCGCAGCCCGACCCGGGGTCCTCGCCCTCGTAGCCGTCCAGCGCCAGCAGGCACGCCGCATAAAGATCGGGGGCGGCGGCGATGAGGTGACAGTCCGCCACGGGATCCGCCCGGGTCGTCTCGTCCATGTCGCTGCGGAAGCCGTTGTGCCCGACGATCCAGAACCCGCCCCAGTCCCCGGGGCCGAACTCGATCAGGGCGACCGCACCCTCAGGCCCCCCGTCGTCGAACTGGTGGGCCCAGCAGACCTTCCACGGGCTCGGCGTGAACCCATGGTTCCTCACCTCGGGGGCTTTCTTCTTCGGGTCGTGCTTCACCGGGCACCTCCCAGCACGAACACCACGAACGCCCCGGGGTGCCGCGCCGCTTCCTTCTCGGCTCGGTCGCGGGCGTAATCGTCCGTGCGGTGCGGCTTGCTGCCGACCTCCTCGGTCGTGGAAACCCAGATCCAGCCCAGGCTGTCGCCCGCCCAGTGCGGCCGGACCGCGATGTACATGTCGGGCGGGACGGGCGGAAGGGTGGGGTCGGTGACGCGCTTGGCTTCGACGGTCTGCATGGGCTCGGTCTCCGGGTTGAAATCCCCGCCGTCCGCTCTCGCATGGGCGGGGGTGCTGGACGCTCGACCACCACGGCGAGCGTCAGGTCGTGAAGAGGAACCCGCGCCATCCGTCCGTGCTCGGCGCGGGGTTCGTGGCCCGGCCCGCGTCATGCAGGCCGCTGGAGGGGAGAGAGTCGTTGAGCGGGGTCGGGGCGGCGGGGATCAGCAGGCCCGCGAGGGCGAGGCAGAACGTCGGGATGAAGATGCTCGGCCCCCAGCGGCGGTCGTCGTCGCGCCGCCGGTCCTCGTCGTCCCGGGCGTCCTCGTCCTCCACCTCCGCGCCGCACCCGTCGCAGCCCATGCCGCCCGCGAAGGCGGTCACGCCGGTATCCCGCTCGGCCTTCCGGGCCTCCAGCTCGGTCATGGGGTCCCCGCAGCGGGGGCAGGCGGTGCGGCCGAGGGCGGCGTCGATGGCGGCGACCGTCGGGCCGATGCGGTCCTGGATGCGGGCCCGGACGCGGGCCTTTGAGGCGGCGGCGTCGGCGGCGTCCCGGTCGGGCAAGGCCGCCAGGTCGGCCAGGAGGGCGTCAGTGCCGCGGTCGTGCAGGTGGTCGGTCGGCGTGGGTCGCATGGGTCACCTCAGTTGAGGGCCGCACGCAGCGCCTGGAACGCCCGGATCTGGGCGTCGATCACCTCGGCGAGCATCGCCGACATGCCGCCGTAGGGTCGATTCCCCCCGGCTCCATTCTGCTGCGTGCGAGCCTGCTCGCACAATGAACGCGAAGAACCGCACCGACCTGATGGACGATTGTCAAGGCCGTTGGCACCGGGGACGGTGCGGTTCTTCTCGGTCACGGGTTGTGAGGGTGTGGATGCCATAGCCTTGACCCCCTTAGTTTCGTCCATAGGGGATACTTCCGTCAACCGATGAGGGACCTTTCCCCGATTTTTTCTGAGCGTCGGTAGGCAAACCACGGTGTTTTCAGCACTTACGGAGATGTCCACAATCTCCGCGTCGGTGTACAGGTCCGCCGTGATCCGGGTGTCCTTGTGCCGCATCACCCGCCTCCGCTGCTCCAGGTCCACGCCCTGAACCGCCAGCTCGGAGCAGAGCCCCTTCCTGAATCGGTGCCACTGGCCCCGCTTGCCGTCCTCCGCTGACGGGATGCCGCACGCCGCCATGTCCGAAACGAGCGTGTGGTGGGACGGCACCCGGGGGAACAACCGCTCCCCCCGGCTCCACTTCCGCCACGCCCGCAGGATGACCGCGCACTCGGCGTTGTACCGGATCGGGTCGCGCCGCCGGGACTTGTCGGCGCTGACGATCAAGGTCCGCCGCTCCAGGTTCACATCCTCCCACCGCTGGAGCCTGGCCTCCCGGAACCGAAGGCCGGTCAGGGCGAGCACCGAGTAGAACGTGGACCGCATGGGCCCGAACTTCCCCGCCCGCTTGTCCGTGCGTTCGCTCTGGCGGGCCCGGGCGATCAGGGACCCCATCTCACCCCAGGTGAACGCCGACGCCCCATGGGCCGTCCTGGCGGCCGGCAGGCGGAGCCCGTCGAAGAGGTCCGCCGGGGCGTCGTTCGTCTCGGAGAGGTAGGCGGCGAACGCCCGCAGCCTGGACCGGTGGTTGTGGGCGGTCTTGGCCGCCCCCGGACCACCCTCGCGGATGAACCGGCGGAGCCACTTCACCGCGTCCGCCCGGGTCATGTCCCCCACCACCACCCATCCGCAGTCCTTGGCGATGCGCAGGACCGTGGTGGCCGCCTTGCGGGCCTCCGTCTCGGACCTTCGGTTCACGGTGACTTCGTGGTCGGCCCATTTCTGGACCGCCCCCCGTAGCGGTATCGGCCTTGACATGCCCCCAGATTTACCCGGGGCACCTGCTGACTCCAAGGTCATCTGGCCGATCACGAACCACTTGTCCCCGATTCGTACCCCTATTTGGTGGTTCCCGGACGCACCCATCACCAATCCCCTGCGGGGGATCCCCTCCCCCGATCGGAGCCTACCGAGGCTTCATGCGGTCTTCACGGTGCGGTATCCGGTAGGCGCTGGAACCGGGGCGCGTGGCGCTTGGACCGGGGTATCTACTGGGGTGGTTTCCCCTCTCGGTTGGGGACGGGGTGTGGGAAACGGGTGGACGGGGGAAGACTGGGGAAACAGACACGCCCCGGCGGTGGCCGGGGCGCGCCCCTATGACGGTCCGATGCGGTTACGCGGCCTTCGGGGGCGGCGGGGCGTGCAGGGCCAGGAGCTGGGCCTGTGCGGCGTCCCAGGCGGCGTCCTCGCGGGCCTTGGCGGCTGCGGCCTCTGCCTGGGCCTTGGCGGTCGCCTCGTCCCACGTGGCGTCGTGCCGCTTGCGAGAGCCGACCGAGCGGGCGAGGAACCCGCCGGCGAGCCCGAGAAGGCCGGTGATGGCCCCGCCGGTCGCCCCGTCGGCGCCCTTGACGAACGGGTTGGACGCGACGGCGTTGAGGATCCCGCCCCACTGGGCCTTCTTGGCGTCGATGGCGGCGAGGGCGGCGTCCGCCTGATCGTTCAGGGCGGCCACCCGATCGGCGAGACCCTTGGCGGCGGCGGCGGCCGTCGCCGTGGCGTCGGCGATCTTCTGGCCCGTCTCGGCCTCGACTCGGGCGGCGGTGGCCTGGATCTCGGCGGCGGTGACGGCCTGACGCTGCTGGAGGTCGATGGCGGTCTGACGGGCGGTCGCCTGTGCGGCCCGGATCTCGGCGGCGGCCTTGTCGGCGGCGGCCTGAGCCTCGGCCTTGGCCTTGGCCTCCTGCTGGACGATCTCACGGGCGAGCCCGGCCTCGTTGACCGGGCGGCCGGTGAAGGGGGACTCCACCTTGGGCTCGAGGAACTCGCATCCCGGGAGGGCGAAGGCGGAGCCGGCGAGCATGGCGATGAGAACGATGCGGATCTTCATGGGGTCAATCTCCGGAGGATGTCGTCCACCTTGGTCTCGATGCGGCCCATGCGGTCGGCCGCTTCCTTCTCGACGAGCCGCAGGCGGGCTTCGTGGTCCCCGAGCGTGCGGTCATGCTCGGCGTCCTTGCTCTCGGAGTTGGCCTTGAACGAGAAGGTCGCGCCGGCCCCTCCGATGATGGTGCCGATTCCGAGGATGACGGCGCCCACGGTGACGCTTACGCGCCGGTCGGGGCCGATGAAGAAGGCTTTCGGGCTCATGCCGGGGAGACCTTTAGCGGCCGCGGCCGCGCGGGCGGGTGAGGTCGTCGAGGGATCGGCCAAACTGCCACGCGCCGGGGGCGCCGGTGGAGCGGCGGCGGTTGGAGCCGCCGAGGATGGAGGACGCGGGAGCCGGGGGGCTGGTGGCCAGGTGCGAGTTGGGGAAGATGGCCCCGGACAGGCAGCCGTTCATGGTCGTGTCGCCGCCGTCGGCGAAGCCGGTTCGGTCCACGCCGGTGGAGCGGTTGAGGAAGTTCGCGTTGGTCGTGAGGCCGGTCGCCTGGCTGATCGACGTGTGGTTCACGTAGACGCAGCCCTGGCAGACGCGGCGGGCGCCGAAGGCCGAGCCGTCGGACTGGTTGGTGTCGCCCTGGAAGATGTTCTGGTTGGTCGCCTGCGAGGTGCGGTCGAAGCCCAGGATGCAGTTCCTGAACCCGAAGAACGCCCCGCGGAGGGACGCCGGCGGGCCCGCGTCGTAGCACACCGTTTGGGAGGTGACGACGGGCGAGGCGAGGCCGAAGTCCCCGGAGGTGCAGAGGATCGTCGAGTTGGCCGCCCGGAACTCGGCCATGCACACGTCAAAGGCGATATCCGCCGCCCCGTCGGTCGCGGTGATGGCCCGGTCGAGGACGATGGAGGTCGTGGTCGCGGAGACGACGGCGGCCGTCTGCGGGGCGGAGGTGCCCGTACCGCCGGTGATGGTGATGACGGCGCCGACGGGAGGGGGCGGGCAGTTGGACAGGGCGCCCGCCTTGCTGAGCGTGAGCGTCGAGAGGGTCCATGTCCACGCGGTCTGGTTGTTGCCGGTGCTGGACTGGTTCCCCACAAGGGCCCCGTGGGAAGCCCCGGTCAGGGCCATGTTCCCCAGCAGGGTCGTGCCCTCCAGCAGGATCCGGCAAATCTGGACGTTGGCGCCCGAGTTGGAGGCCGCCATGCGGACGCCGAAGAGGTTGGAGCCGGCGGCGGTGAAGGCCGAGGGGGCCAGGATGATGTTGCAGCGTCGGAAAGCCACGTCCCGGCAGTCGAGCCCGCTCAGGATGTGAACGTCCGTGAAGGTCACATCCTCAATCAGCAGCGGGTAGGTGTCGGCGTTCCACGGGTCGGAGGCGTAGGAGGAGCAGCGGTTGCCCATCCCAACGCAGTGCGAGGCCGTGGCGGCGGAAAGCGTCGCCGGGTACATCGTCACCTTGCCCTTGCGGTAGATGTTCCCGATGGAGGGGGCGTCAAAGGAGCTGGTGGTGATCGAGTTGCTGAGGCCGATGCAGTTCTTGTTCGCGAGGGCGGCGGCGACGTTCGAGGTCGTGAGCAGGCCGAGCGGCGGATAGATGTGGTAGTCGAAGTTCTGGACCAAGTTGTAGTCACAGCGGTTCCGCACCTTGAACTTGATGTCGTTCGCGCCGTTGGCGACGCCCGCGATGGCGGTGGTCAGCTTGAACGAGGTAGAGCTGGTCGCCTCCGCGACGGTGTACGTCGCCCCGACCGTGGCGCCCGTGCCCTGGGTGATCTCGATGACGGTCCCGGGGAGCGGGCACTGCTGGGTCGTGAAGGTGCCGGTGAGGATGAAACCCGAGGCGGTGTAGGTGAAGGCGTTGGTCTGCTGCACCACGCCCGACGAAGCCATCGAGTTTCCGCCCTGGCCGCCGGAGGAGTTGAGGCCATAGAGGCCGTAGACGTGAACGTTGTCCAGCCAACACCCGACGCTCGCGGACCCGGTGATGCCGAAGCCGTGGTGCCCGCCGTCGAAGCCGACGCAGTTCCGGAATCCGGTCCGCTGGCACGACTCCATCGACGCCAAGTAGGCGCCGGAGGTGCGGTGGATGGCCCGGTCCAGCGTGATCCCGTCGAGCAGGGCGGGGCCGCCGACGCCGAAGCCTTCCCAGTTCTGGAACAGGATGATGGCGCCGATGTCGGCCCGCGTGTACTCGAAGTCGGTGATGGTGGGCGAGGCCCCCACGCTGGTCCCGTCGCAGGTGATTGTCGAGGTGGCGGCGCCGGTCGCGAGGTAGCGGTAGTCGCCCGAGCCGTTGGCCGCCACGTCGGAGCCGGTCTTCTGGAGGAAGTGCCCGTAGTGCCGGCCGTACTTGTCGATGTTGCGGTAGTACTTGTAGGTGAGGTACCCGAGCGTGTCGGTCGCGGCGATCGTCGTCCCCAGGTTCGTGACGGTGAGGGTCGCGACCGACGCCCCGCCGCCCGAGGTCGAGCCCGCCAGCACGGCGGCCGAGGTGAACCGGGCCCGCAGGATGCTGTTGTCCTGCTCCGTCTGAGTCCCGACGGTGCCGACCGGGCCGTCCAGGGCGTAGTTCCACTGGCGGATGCCCTGCATGTACCGGGAGCCCGCGGCATACCCGGCGCCGATGCAGTCGAGCGTCACGCCCGTGGGCTCGCGCACGAGGCCGGAGACGACCACCTCGTCCGAGGTCGTCATGAGGCCCGCCGCGAAGACGGCGGTCTTCCACTTCGTGAGCGTCTTCCAGGGCGTGGTGGCGGCGGTGCCGTTGTTGCTGTCGGAGCCGTTCACGCCGTCGATGAAATACTTGGCCATTTACACGACCCTCTCGATGAGGCAGTTGAGGGAGGTGGTGGTCCCCTTCTCGAACTCGACCTCGATGGCCCAGGTGTCGTCAAGGTCGTTGATGACCAGGGTGGCCTCGCCGCCGGCGGCGCAGGTGATGACGAAGGGGGCCACGCCGTTGTTGGCCGCGGCCGCGCCCGTGCCCCAGAGGTCGGCAACGCAGGTGAGCTGGTCGCACATCTTCTCGGTGGTGAGCGGGTGGCCCGATGACAGGGCCCCGGTCCCGGCGCCGAGGGTCGCGGTGCCGTGCGCCACGAGTTGGCGGGTGTAGTCGGTGGTGGACCCGTTCAGGAAGGCCGCGCCCTGCTTGAGGGACCAGACCCGCCAGTTGCCCGAGGTGCCGGCGGTGCCGACGCCGAAGAAGGTGATTCGGACCCCGCGGTACTTGGCCCCCTGGTTGGCCCCCAGGGAGAAGACCGACGCCGCGGTGGGGGCGGTGACGGTGCGTCCGGCGACCGTGGCGAACGCGGCGTTCGTCGAGTTCGTGGCGAGGTACGGGACCTGCCCGCTCGAAGTGAGCTTGGGATCCATGCCGGACTCCAAGAGTCCCGGCTGGGGCGTGTGGACAGTATATCCCTCAGTCGGGCAGGTCGGGGAGGTCTCGCCCCGCGAAGATCGGGGCGACCTTGGCCTTCCACGCCCGCCACTTGGCAAGCTCCTCGGCGTACCACGCGGGCCGCTTGGAGGCGTCCATCGCCGC